GATCGCTGGTGTAGGTGCCATTCTGGTCGCTGTTGGTGGGGCTCTCAAGGCCCTGTTCGACGGTGACCCGACAACCAACCTCGACCTGACTACCACTATCGCCGCGGTCACTGCTGGTATCGGCCTGATCTGGGCCAAGGATGCCAAGGAAGTTACCGAGCCGAAGCCGTGAATTGGATCTACCAGATCCTTCGGGCAATCCTCGACTTCCTACGAGCAACACCACCAACCGATGTGCAACATGGTAAAGCTCCCGAAGCCCTCAAGAGCGATCTGGCTGGCCGCATTGTTGACCTGCCTGGGCTGCCAGGTGACCCGGGTGGTCCTGGTTCCAAGCGGTGATCCGGTGATGCTGGCGCAGCCGGTAAAGGCCAGCGTCTATGCTTTCGATGCCGACAAGAAGCTGGTCGGGCCATCCCGGGTAACGCTCCCGGCCGGCTGGTACGTCCTACCCAAGAAATAAAACTATGGCCCAGCAAACGATCAACATCGGCACCATCGCCAACGACAACACCGGGGACACCCTCCGCGGCGCCGGCGAGAAGATAAACGACAACTTCGACGAGCTGTATGCCGCCCTGCCGTTGGTCACACCTACGACCTGGGTGCCGACCCTCATCGACTCGGGCGGTGGCCGCACCTACGCCATCACCACCAACACGGCCCGTCACACGTCCATCGGATTCGTGACCACCTTCACCGCGGACATCACCGTCAACTCGGTGACAGGATCCGCTACGGGCAACCTCCGGCTATCGCTGCCCGACGCCGTGACCTACGAGGCCGCCGCCGCGGTATGGCTGACCAACGGCACCAACCAGGCTAAGACCTCAATCATTGCCCGAATAATTGCCGGCACCAGTTATCTGGAGCTGTCGCATTTCGAGACAGGAACCGCCACTAGCCTGGCCGCCCATCTCCAAGCCACCAGCCGCCTGATAGTCTCCGGCACCTACTTCACCACCTGATGACGACCATCGGATCCAGTCTCCAGCAGGGCATGGCGGTACTCCAGCAGATGCTGGGGGCGCCCATGTTCATCTGGGAGGGGACATCGATCCGGTGCATCCCGGCTGCCGTCAACGATGCCAACGTGCCCATCTCCGGTGGGTTCCAGGACAACGTGACATCGAGGATCCTGGTCATGTTCAGCGACTGGAAGACCTGCGACAGCACCCTGGTCTCAATGGACTCGACACTCTACACGCTCGACCAGGGGACCACATTCTCCAGGCTGCTCAAGGAAGACGGCCTGTTCATCCTCCAAGAGAACAGCGACCGCATCGCCCTAACCTTCTGCAAGCCGAGGCCGGTGGTCGGTAGGACGCTGGTCTACCAGGGACGCACCCTCCGCATCCTGTCCTGCCGTGTGGATGCCTCAGGTGCCTACTACAACCTCGAATTGGGAGCGAAGACCAAGTGAAATTCGGAGTCAACATGACGGTCGACAGCGGCAAGTTCGACCTTGCCATGAAGCAGTATCTGCTGACGACATCGCGCGATTTGCACAAGGCCATCAACAGCCGGTTCTTCTACCTGATGGTCCGGCTGTTCGTCCTGGTGCCGCCCAAGAGCCCAGGCCAGGAGCGCCGAAGGATCTCCGACTACCTAGGGACGCCAGTTGGTGACATCAATCGAAAGAGCAAGAAGACCGGCAAACGTGTTGGAACCTCAAGAATCCTGAAAAGGCTTCATTTGATTGTCCAAGCAAGGGCAGCCAAGGATCCAACCAAGAATTTTTCTGGAGGATTATACGGAAAGACGATGAAGAAAGCGGCGTCATCGTTCATGCGGAAAGCCATTGGATCGGTCGGATATCTTCGCAGTGCTGTGGTCAAATCAATCCGCATCTACAACCGCGGATTCAGCCAATATTCTGCCCCCAAGTGGGTGCCGTTGGTAAAACCTCCCGGATACAGGGCCAAAAAGAAACCAAACGCCGCTCTTGTGGCCATGGCCAACCAGTACGGTTTACAGGAGGAAAACGTGGCCATTCACAAAGGAACCGTTGCACATGGATTCCAGGCAGTTCCTGGATTCAATCCCACCGCTTTCGTTTCGATGCGTACAGGTGTTGCAGATAATCAATACAACCGGGTATCTGAAATTTACAACACGGCCATGCAGAAGGCCATGGACGACGAGACGACGGAGATGATCAACCACATGACCGAGGCCCTCCTGGCCAACGGCAAGGTTCTTGAAGACAACGGAATCTCAATCAAATGAACGCCGTCGCCCTAAGAGCAGAGCTTGCAGTCGCTGACTATCTGGCAGCAGCCAACTGGTCGGCCTCCGGCGCCGGCACACCCACCTGCCTGACGTCCTACAGCCGCGGCCTCTACGACGACCCAGACGACCAGGACGTCATGCCCAACTTCCCGCGCCTTGTAGTCTCGACCAACTCGGCCAGGCCAATGCAGCGCACCGACCTCACCTGCGAAGTCGAGATCGCTGTCGAGCTTCAACTCTCGGCCGACGACACCGACGAGGCTGCTGTGCTGACCACCGTCCAGGTGCTCGACAACCTGATCCTGCCGCTCTTCGACGACACCGGGGCCTCTGCCCTCGATGCCGCAGCAAACGACGCCAGTGGCCCGTTTACTGCGCAATTCGCCGCCCCTCTGGACTTTGGTGCATCCTCAATCTCTAATCGGTCCAGGACGTTCACCAGGACGTTCACCCTCTTTTGTTCGGCAACCATCTAACCACCCACACGAATGGCTAATTCACAAGGACTTGCATACCAGTTCGGTTCACCGGCTTCGGTGACGATGTTCGACACAGACAACGCAACCGCAGTTTTCACCGCCCTGGCGTCGATTGAGAGTTACGACCTGACTCACGAAGCCGACACTGAGGAGATTCGCAACAGCGCCGGCGAGACGGTCGGACACATCGGCTACAACGAGCGGGTGACGCTTAACCTCAATCTGATCCCATCTGGAGCCAATGCAGCCGCCGCCCTGGCCTTCTGTTCACTGGCCCCGGTCAATGGAACGGTGGCAATTAGCGGCGCTCCAGCGATTAAGATGATGGGCACAGCCGACATCCTAAACACCGGCCGGTTCATCTATGCCGGCGGTGGCTCGGTCAAAATGACCCAGAGCGGCAAGGCTATGGTCTCGATTACTGTGAAGAAATTTAAGAACCTGACCACCGCTGCCGCTGTCGCCCTGAACGTGTGAGCAGCCTGGCCGCCATCCTAAGCGCAACAGCCAAGCCCTGTCCGATGGTGATCGGGCTCCGCATGGTGCCCTTTACTGTCGGCCACGCCATCCTGCTGCATCGGCTGGGATCCCCCTTCGTCACCGGCGGCCGGGCCACCGCTAACGACCTGGTCGAGGCTGTCGTCGTGTGCAGCCAATCCGCCGAGGAGTCGATCAAGACCATGGCCTCGTTGTTCCGGTGGGTGCCGCTCCGGCTGATGCGCCAGAAGGTTAGCAAGTCCGACATAGTGAAGGAGTGCCACACCCTCCAGGAGTGGATCGGCGACAAGTCCGACTGCCCAGAGGTTCTGAGGCAGCCGGGTGCAGGATCCAGGGAGGCGGCTATGCCCTGGCCCGAAAGGCTGCTGGTTGGCCTGGTCGACATTGGATTCACCGAGGAGACGGTTCTAAATATGCCGGTGACCGATGCCGAAAGATTCTTCCTGACCAACGCCGAGCTGCATGGTCAGGTCGAGCTGTGGAACGATAAGAACGATGCCCTCTGGCGCCTGGGTCAAGAACGGGAGACAGTAAGGAACTAACAAATGGCCATTTTCTCACTCATCGCAAAGCTCGGCCTCGACGGTTCGGCCTACGAAAGCGGCCTTAAACGAGCCTCGAGCGTGACCGACAAGTTCCGGTCAACCGTTGGATCCCAGTTAGGTGCCGCGCTATCTGTTGCTGCCATCGGCGGCTTTCTTAAAAAAGTAATCGACACCGTCGACGCCATCGGCGACCTGTCCGAGCAACTCAACATCAGCACCGACGACGTGCAGCGTCTCCAGGTGCTGGCAGGCCAGACGGGTGTCTCGTTCGAGGCCATGGCCAAGTCGATCACAGCAGTCGGCCAGGAGCGCCTCAAGGCTATTGAGGAGGGAGGCAAAGCCCGGGAATACTTCAAGACACTAGGATTTTCAGTCGCTGAACTTAACGATGCGAGCATCTCGAACATCGACCTGATCTCGAGAATGGGTCAGGCCCACAAGGATGCAGGCAGCAGCGCACAGACTCAGGCTGCCATGATAGCCATCCTAGGCGAGAAAGCCTTCAAGGCAGCCGGTGCTATGGCTAAGATAAAAGAGATGGGTCCAATTGACGTAATTTCTAAAGAACAAATTGATCAGGTTGGAAAATTAGCAGACCGCATGGATGAGATACAAAGACGTGGTACTGTTGCTTCAATACCTTTAGTCACATACCTTGGAGATCAACTCGAAAGTGATTTTAAAGAAATTATAAATATACAAGAGGCTTCCAACGAGCTTTTTACAAAGTATAGAAAAAACAATGAACTTTATAGAACCGGCTTTGGAGGAGCGCTGAGGCCATCTGAAGGTGTTAGTGGAGGTTTAGATGCATCGACAATGTCGCGCGGAACCATTGGCACAATAGACAGCAGGGCAAAACGCGAGACCTCAATGTTCTCAACGGAAGCGCCTCCTGGATGGGTCAACACCCTTGTGGGTCAAATTAAGATCCAGACGAACGAGACCCGTGCAATCCGAGTAAACACCGGCAGAACAGCTCAGGCTGTCGAATAACATGGCAACACTCCAAGGCTCACCAAACCCAAACAACTTCGAGTACATCGAGGTCAGCCGCGCCTACGAGAACAACGGCACAGGCCGGGTGGTCCAGTTAGTTTTCCGAGGAGACAAGGACACACTCCGACTCGCCTCGTCCCAATGGGTGGCTCTGGGCGCCAAGTACAGCATCCGAGAGGACGGCCCCTATTCCGAGGCCACGATCACAGTCGGAGGACCAACCTTTGATCCTGGTACACCAATCCAAGATCAAGCAGCCCCTCCAGTCGGAGAAATAGCGGATATCCGCTACGAGTTCCGCACTGACTATCTCGACGTGTCGGTGTTTGCCCTGCCGGCAGTCGACAAGGAGGCTAACCAAACGGGCAATCCAAACCTTTATAAGACCGTCATTGAGACGGCGGCTAAGAACGGTGAGCTTCTATCTCAGAGCGAGACTAACCTGGGAAACCCAACGACTTTTCCGATGGCCAACAAAGTCTGGCAAATGCTGTACCGCGGCCAAGACACGTTCCCGATTGCTCGAGTCAGCCTGACCAGGATAGCCACCTTCAGCGGCAACATGGGACTTCCTCAAGTTCCAAACGGAATCCCGCCTGTCTACACGCCGCAATCCTTTATTCAGAATTGGAATCTGCCGTTTTCTGTGCAACAAATGCTTCCTAGAATTCCGACCGATCCAGCCACGGGGCAAGTATTAGCCCCGTACGGCACAGTCTGGGGCTGGAAGCAGACAAACTACTCGACAAGCCTGATCACCAAAACAAACCAGGTCGAGCAGGTCATCGCATGGACTTTCGCACCTTACGACACACTTATTTACCCGTTCTTCTGAGTAACCTTTAAAAAACACACACTATGGCAGACGAAATCCAATTAACGGCCCGGTTGTACGCCTCCAAAAACGGCGCTTACCTACCCTCGGTCACCTACACCAAGAGCAGCACGATGGTCGGCACCGACATGGGAAGCCAGACTCAGGTCATCGGTCTGACGGTCGAGGCACTCGATGTCCCGGTCGACGTGACCAGCCCTTACAAACTCCTGATCTCGAACCTAGACAGCACCAACTATGTCGAGATGGGATTTGTGTCCGGCACCTACACGATGCGGATCCCGGCCGGCGAGACGCTGCTGATGCCCTACGTCAGCGCCACACTCTATCTCCTAGCGAACACTTCATCGGTGACAATTCAAGCCACCTTCTGCGAGATTTAACGCACCAAACCTATGGCCAACGAAGTCGAGATGTCCGCGCGGCTTTACGCCTCTAAAGGCGGCGCCGTAATCAACTCACTGTCCTATAGCGCGATAGCCAACATGACCGGCACCGACATGGGGCAGCAGACCCAGGTGGTCGGTACGACTGACGAGGCTCTGGACCTCACCGCTGACCTGGGGACGCCCTACCGCCTCCTGGTGGTCAATCTGGACCTAACCAACCCGGTCTCTATCGGGCCTTCCTCACCGTACTCGTTTCAGGTGCCTGCCGGGCAGTTCATCCTGATTCCATGGGTCGATGCGACGATGTACGC